GGCTTTAGCCTCGATGAACTCTTCAATGTCGGGGTGGTCGACGCGGAGTACACCCATCTGTGCCCCTCTCCTGTGACCCGCACTACTGATTGTTTTGCAAACTGCGTCAAAGATCCGCATGAAGGATACTGGGCCACTGCTCCTGCTATCGAGCGATACGATATTATCCCCTCTGGGTCGAAGCGTACTGAAATCGTAGCCAATTCCTCCTCCTAGTCTCATAGTTTGTGCCGCTTCTGTAGCGGAACGCATAATACCATCCATACTATCTTCGATGGTGTCTGAAACAAAACAGTTGAATGCGGTAGTCCTACGTGGGCTACCTATGTCCGACTGAACCCTACCCGCAGGTAGGAACTTCATGGGAAGTAAGATCTCCCGTATCTCAGGAAAGTCCTTTGGGTTGTCAGCGAGTGTATTTGCTATACGACTCATGGCATCCCTATAACTCTCCCCCATTCCCCTATACTTTGTCGCGTGTAACTCTTCGCTTACGGGTAGACTTGGCCCGAATGTTTTCTCCTGCATTTTCACTCCTATATTGGTTTAGTACTTCGTCTCTAAGTATGGGGTTAGATACCCACTCGTTGTCGACATGCTTGATGCCAACGCTATCATAGTAAGCTCGTAGCATGTTCATATACCCTTGTGGGGACATACTAAAGCTTGCATTAGGGTCGTCAGGATGAATCCCGCCCCCCTCCTTGCGGAGGTAGGCGAGACCAAATCCTTCAGGTCTAGAACTGCTCACTAGCTTGCATTACCACTCACTAGTAAAGTAGTTGAACATACGACGCCAGATTGTACTTATGACAATACCAGTGGTGGCGAAGATACACGTTATGTAAAAGTTAGACTCAACAGGTACATCAAACTTGAATATTGGTGACACTACCCATTGCCATACACTCATTGCAGCGATAAACTTAACGGAGGTAGCAGTAACCACCTCCAACACACTCATGCCGAAAGACTGACCGTGGTTCATTATAGCTTACTAGCCACGATAACTGCCTTACGCTTCTCTTTAGAGAGAACAGTCGTACGACCACGCAGAGGTGTCTTACAATCCTTACAGACAAACCGCTGATACCGTTGTGTGTTACTATGCTCAAAGCCGTTCTTGACGATGTGCTTAGAACCACAGTTGGGGCATTGTGTAACAGGATTACCCTTAGTGTCGAACATTTCGTCATAAAGACCTACATTGGGATGATTCTGAATCCAAGGCAACAGTGTTTTGTATAGCTTGGGTAACAGATGCACATCCTGAATGTTGTACTTCTTCATGGTCTTCCAGTCCTTCTCCTCACCTGCCATGCAGCCAACCCACAGCTTCATGCCCTTATGGTGTACCTTAGAGCCTAGGCCGAGGAACTGAGCTACATAGTCGAGCTTATTACTAGTAAAGCGAAAGCGACGACGTACAGTGCGCAAAAGATCAACTTGCTGATACGGTACAGGTGGCGAGAGACCGTACTTGGGATTGACAAACTCCTTGTTAAGAATGGGAAGATCAAAGCTAGTCCCATTGTAGTGAATAACAACGTCAGCCTCTGACAGAAGCCTGTGAGCCAACGCCAGCATTCTCTTAGGCCCGTCATGATATGTGCTAGCATAGAATACCTCCTTACTGTGCTCCCATTTAGCCGCGAAACATAGGGTATAACCGGAATCTACAATCTGATCCAATGATACATTCTGGTTAAATAAACCCCATGTAAGTGACACGTTAGGTGCCGTTTCAATATCGATATATAAAATCTTCAATTATTTCTCCTGATATGGTCGTAAAGGCCAAAGTGAACAGTTTGTTTCCATAGGACAGTGCTTAATCTCTTGCTTCTGCCCACAGGTACAATCGTAACACTTGGCATTGATCGCTAATCGCAACGACTTAGGGTTATTTCTTGCCTTCTCGACAGGATTTAGGGATTTAAACTCCCCAGCCTTAACCTTGGCCCTATGTGCTGCTAATCCTTTCTCCCTCGCGTTCACTTCCAATAAGCGCCCGGAGTCTTGGGTTTGGGTCGTTGATCTCCACGATCCGCACTATTCTCCTTGATTAACTCTATACCTAGAAGCCTGTCGCCATAAAACTTAACTTTTTGTGCATCACGGTACGCAGAATTACCTAATTTCTGTTTACCTTGCCTCTCAGCAGCCTTGCGCCAGAGCGACTTGAATATTGTCCCCTCTGTAAAGGTCATGTTAAGAGCCTCCATGATATCTTGGGCCTCTGCGGTATACTTATCTCTACCTCTTACTGGATTTACTATATCAACCCAATAATAGTCGCATTCTAATCCTGAATTCTCAGCACTCATTCTTAATCTCCACTGCTCGTGCTTTAAAATGATCCCAAAACTGCGGTGGAATATTTTGCTTAATAAACCTTGCAGCCTTAACAAGACCATCCTGCTCAACGACCATACGGAGGGCTATTGACCACCCTTCCATAGGGCCGCGGAGAGGAAAGCGCTTCACTACACCTGTGGGTTTTGCCATGTTTCGATACTCATAGGTATCTCCTCCTCAATTTTGTTGTTGCAGATAGCTGCATTAACAATTTCTAGGGCATTATGAATAGAGTCTGTTACATCACCGACGTACTGATCTTGTCCAAACTGATCCTCAAGAAACTCTCGTGTCTCGTCTAGTGCGTCTTTTAGGTACTCAGTCTCAAGCAATGTCAATTTAATCATTAACATCTGCCTCTACCCACTCTAAGGGAATGCTACCGATAGCAAACTCGATGTCGTTAAGTTCGCACCATCGGGAGTACTTCATTCCTTTCTTCTTCGTACAATAATTGTCTGCCATAAATACCATCCTAATTTCTTTATCTGATTGTTGTGCAATTTGATTCATAAAGGTTCTATTCTCCGATGTGAATCTTCCTTTGGTCTCTACGAATAATTCAGACTTGGGGAACCAGAAGTCAGGGGTGTAACTGCGGAGTTTAATGACCTTGTCGTGACCACACTCTACACACAGTCCCTTCTGTACTGCTTGTTCCCATATAATCTTATGTTTCTCATATTCGAAGTAAACACCATTCTTCTCTAGGCGTACTGCTTGGTTGTACTCATACCTAGACTTATACGGTGCTATGCTTGCATTCCGTCCTCTAGCAATAACAATTTCCTCCACTGTTCATTTCCCGGTGTGTCCCCGGCTCTGAGTATGTACACTAACTGAGCATGTTCTATAAGAGCAGCATGTCCGTCGTCATAAGAATTGTTGTACATATCCTTTATACGATTAACAAGTCCGTGATGATCCCCGTCGAATTCCGCTAGTACTGTTTCTGCGGTTTTCTTACCAACTCCGGGAAGTCCCTGAATGTTATCCGTACGATCGCCCATCATTAGCTGTAACAAGAACCACTGATCTGATGCTAGTAAATCCATCGTTATCATTTGCTTGGTTACAATGTCATAGTGGTGACCCGGAATCATATACAGATCCTTGTCCACACTGGCTATAACAGTATCGGTGGTCTGGTTCAGCCCTAACAGATCATCAGCCTCAAGGCGTGGTTGGCTAATAGCATTACACTTCTTGTACATGTACGCTTTAGCTTCATCCTTGTGGTGTGGGGGTGGTGGCCTTCCGGCCTTATAGGGTTTCGTCACCGCAATGTCGTCCCTAAAACACCTACCCTCTGTGAGGTATACCTCAACCGAATCAGCACTAGTCTCGTGCCGTATCTCTCGTATATAATTGTCTATCAGGTATCTGACGCTCTTAAACGGTTCGATCTCTTCGACTTGTTCCCAATCATTCTCATTGAAATCCTGTTCAGGAGCAATCTCATTGAACCAAGTCTTAGCCTTCATCTTACCATCGAAGAACTCGCCAGTTTCCTTGTGAGTCCAGTGGGTCTTTTGACAGACCCAACAAGACCGATAAAGAATTATATCTCCATCAATGAGTGCCTTCATGCTAGGCACCCATACCAACTGACTCAAGAAGACGCAGTAGCAACATAAATACAGCGGCTGCAGTAAACAACACGTATGCTCCTATAGCTCCTGCTGCTACGTACAAGAACACCTTAAGTGCTGTGTTCATTGGCGCTTTCTCGGTTGACATTTACTTCTCCTTTGTGTATATCATCAATCCAACCGCAATCTATTGCACGGTTCATTAGAATACCAAAACATTTACTGAACTCTAGAAGGGCAGCGGTTTCCATACTTACTTCGTACTTAACCCCAGACAGTTCAGCCTGCTTCTTGACTTCCTCCTCCTGTGTAACGATCTGCTCACAGCCCGCATCCATCAACTTCAATCGGAACTGTGTGGACTCGTCAAACGGAGCGAGGATTACGTTAGTGGGGTCTTCCGCCATTTTCTGCGTTGTCCAGTTCACGTTCCATCATAGCTAGGTCGTCTACAGTATGCATATCACGATTCTCTAGTAACTGTTCTAGGGCGGTTGCACTAGCCTGTGTTGACAATATCGCTCGTGGTAGTGAAGACGTCTCAGCCTCTACTACACCTGTCTCGGTGTTTGTTACGATATAAACCAACATTTCTTTCTTCTCTAGTACAGTCTGACCAACACTGATCTGGTACGGCCCATATGTGATGGGCATTGTATAGTCTACCATTCTTCATTCTCCT